CTCCTTTAAAAGCATTTCTGCTATTGATTTTTTTTGTAATTCTATTCTCGACAGAATTCGCTACCTGTCTGCCATCCAGTACGGCATTCATGGATACGTCCATAGCGATCGTATTCGATGCCGTAAGCGTGCGAGTGACTTCGGAGTTCATCATTGGTGCGCTCATTTCACTCGCCAAGTCTTTCATAGCAGATAAGAGCTTGCCTTTTTGACTTTCGACTCCGTTTGCCAGTAAGTCCATCATATCAGGCATCCAAGTATCGGCATCCGACAATGGTCCTTTCTCAGGTACTGAGAATCCGAGGAAATCAGCGATACCCTTACCGATATCCTTGATGGAATTCCACAATTTACCGACTTTCTCATTGATTCCATTGATAAAGTTATCAATCATATCTCTACCCCACGTAAGTGCTTTACTTGGTAGCTTTGTAAAGAATCCAATCACATCATTAACAAGGTTGTTGATGAAGTTACGGAATCCTTCACAGTTGTCGTATAAAAGTTTGAAAGCACCGACAAAAGGATTGACTATCAGTAGGAGTAGACCCTGCCAATTGTTCGAGATAAAGCTGATTACACCGTTAAATACATTCGGCAGTGTGACCGTAAAGAAGTTCACGATCCAGTCCATAGAAGTCTTGAAGAAGTCAACTACAGCTTGAACGATAGCGTTCACTCCATCTCGGAACCATTCGCATTTGGTATACAAGAGTACCAGAGCGCCGATGACCAGCATAATGATTCCAGCTGGTCCGAGTATGCTCATGTCAACGATTCCTTTTAAATATCCGACTGTATCTATAATTGCTTTAACTCCCAGCGCAACCTTGCCAAATATTACAAGTGCAGGGCCAATCGCAGCGACTACAGATGCAATGACCAAAATCATTCTTTTCTGGCCGTCAGATAGACCGCCGAACCATTCTGTTACTGATTTGATGATGGTTATCAGCTCTTGAAGTATCGGAGCTAATGCCTCCATGATTTCGTTTCCGAGTTCGGCACCTGCCATCTTCAAGTTCTGCATGACAAGTGTTAACTGGTCGCCACCGTCCTGCATATTGAGGAACGTTTCGGATACGGAACCATCGGCTTCGACTGCCATATTCGCTAAGTCTTGAAAAGATAAGGATCCATTCTTGATAGCGTTGTAAACTTGGTCGCCGTTACGGCCGAACAGTTCATATGACTTTGTCAGACCGTCAACTCCATCGGCACCGTTTAGGATAGCGTCCTGAAGCTCGGACAGAGCTGTATTCATGTCCTTACCGTCTGCAGTTGCATTCTTGAGCGCTTTTCTGAGTCCGCCCATAACGGTACTGATATCAGCTCCGGACATTTCCATCTGCCCCATTAATGCGATGGACTGGTCAATACTCAATCCCATTTCTTGGAATGCAGTAGCGTTTTGGATTAGTCCGCTCGATAGCTGGTCAACGGATACTCCAGTAGCTTGACCGACGGCATTCATAACGTCTAATACGTGGGATGCATCATCGGCAGATAGTCCGAACGCTGTTAAAGCTTTCTGAGTCTGGTCGATGGCCGTTGATACGTCGGTGCTGTTCAGTTTTGCAAATTTCACAAACTGTTCAGATACTTCATTCAATTCGTCACCGGTCAGATGGAATCGTGTATTGACTTCACCGACTGCAGATGCAATCGTATCAAAGTCAGATGGTACTCTTGAGGCAATGTCTTTTGTGACATCCTCGAGGTCGGTCAAAGCTTCACCGGATGCGCCTGTCTTTTGGATAAGGATATCCAGCGCTCCATCGACTTCGTTGAATGCGACAACCGATGCCGTTCCGACCGCAACTATCGGTGCAGTTACGTTCTTGGTTAGAGATGTACCGAGTTCAACAGATTTCGAACCGACTTTTTCAAGCTCCTTCGCTGCCGCTTGTACCGATGCTGGCAGATTCGACATCTGCTTTTGAAGGTTCTTTGTATGCGTTTCGGTTTTCTGAATTTCCTGTTGAAGAGCAATATACTCGGATGAAGTCTCAGATACACCAGCATCTTTCAATTGCTGTTGCGCTTTCTTCAAGGTTTCAAGCTTGTCTTTGTTTTCCTCGACTGCCTTTCCGAGTAGCTCCTGTTTCTGTCTGAGTAAATCCGTATTCGTAGGGTCGAACTTGAGCATCTGATTAACAGATTTAAGGTCAGACTCTACCGATCGGATGGATTTTTCTGTATCTTTGAGGGCACTTTGAAGCTTGACGGTATTACCATCAATCTCAACAGTCAAACCTCGAATATTTTTGTTTGCCATATTACCCTCCTAATATTGTTCGGATGGATTCCCCTGGGCGTGCTTTTCGTGACTTGGTCTCGGTCTTTTTCGCTTCTTTTTCGGCTTCGTCCATAGCATTGTTAAACGTAATGATCACATCAATAATTTCACCAATGTCCATATTCATCACATCACCATAGGATATACCGATACGTGAACAAGCCACCGCTATTGAAAAGATATCGGGATAATCCTCACCGTCTAAATCGTCTATTTTTTTTTAGGTTGTTTTGTGGTTCGAAACGATTTGTGTAACAGTCCTAGTATATCTGTAGCACTGTAATAGATGCTCATCGGACTATCAAACTGAGACAGCCATTCCTCTAAATCTGGGATATTGTTATCGGCTGACTTCGCCATCGTCCATGCGAGCATTTCGAGCACGTTCGAATCGACAACCTTGTCCTCTAACTTTGCCAATTCTGCAAAGTCGGAGATTAAATTTCTATTAAAAAAACGGGAGTACTTGACTGCAGTACTCCCATCACATTTTAAAGGTATCTGTTTATTTTCTATCTTTACGACTTTAAACATTGACCTCACTCCTTAATTTACGCAGCTTCTTCCGGTAAAGCGTAAACAGCTGACCACAATCCAGCATATCGGCTATCATCTGCAGTGATATCGTCCATGATGATATCAGTTGTATCCGAGATAGATACGACAAATGCGGTGATAGTTACAGTCGCATGGTTGATGGTAACTCCGTCCTCGTTTGTAGCGTGTTCGACTTGAACGGAACCAGTTACCTGGCATTCAGGCCATACGTGAAGTTCATGGTCTGCGTCAGTTTCGTTACGGAATCCTAAAGCAAACTTCTTGCGTGCTTTGTTTGTGGTCTTTAACAATCCGCCAGTCTTTGAGCGAATATAACCACAGTAATCAATCAGGAACTCATCGGTTACTCGTTCCATTTCAAGCGTTACTGTAGCATCTGTGGTCTTAGATACTAAGTACCACGTTTTGTTGTCAGCGTATTCTCTGACTTCATTCGAATTGTCAGAACCGCTGCAGTTCACTGCACCTGGTAAAGCTGTCCATGCTTCATAGGTGTATGTAGTACCGCTCTTTGTTAAGCCTGCAGTATGAACGTTCGATAATCCGAATGTTACAGTTGGTTGATTTGTAGGCATGTATTACCCTCCTATTTTTTTAACAATTTCGGGAATAAGATTCTCCTTTGCGTAGGTTTCGCCGTATTTGAAGTGAGGTATCGCTTTGGTGCGACCCTTGCCATTCACTTTGGCATGGCCATTTTCCAGCAAATGAGAAAGACGGAACTCTGTCGGTCCCGCCCATATAACGTATTTGATTGATGTATTGGTTTCATCGGTTTTCTTGGTTTGAATGGCTTTCTTGTACTTTCCTCTGTGTCCAGTTGGAGCATGGGATCGTACCTCTTCGGTTGCTTTCTTTGCGACCATAGGAACCGCTTCTTTCATGGCTTCAGTTACTTGTTCACCATATTCAGCAAGAAGCTTTGACATCTCTTCGCTGAACTTGTCAGCTCTAACCATTCAGCACCTCGGTCTGATAAGTAAACATATGTACTTTTTCCTCATCAAGCCACTGGTTACTAATCTGTTGCCATCTGACTTTGTGGTCTGTCAGATAGTCCTCAAAGTTGAGCACGTTTGTCGGTACATCCTGTCTGACATAGAACTCAATCTGTACGGTCTTGATGGATTTATAAACCATTTCATCGGCGAATTCGTTATCGGATGCCGTGAATATCCAGCAGATATACGGTGGTCTTTGGTCCTCATCAAAATGAGAGAAAGCGCATGGAATTCCATACGCTTCTAAGATACTTTTAAGCTCGGTTATCGTCATATAATACACCGTCCTTGATTAAGGTAAGGTATAAGCTCCTTGGAGCTGTATCCTTGATTTGAATGTGATCAATTCGATAAATCAGCTTTTCACCAGTCTCAAAGTCCAAAAGTTCGACAAGGTCCTTTTGTTTGGCTTTGGTATTGTACGGTACGGACACAAGTGCCTCGATGGTTGAACCAGCTACCTGGGCATTGTAAAAACGCTTAATTCCGACCGTTTTATAACCGTAAGGCAATTTATCACGCTCGCCTGTTATAACGCCATTTGACGCATTTAAGAGCGTTAGACGACCATCTGCGAATGACTCACTAGTCATCCGTTTCGGTTTGAGCATTGTCTACCATTCCTCTTAGTCCGAGTTCAATAAGTTCGGCTCTATAGTTCTTTTGAAAGTCGTCTAAAGCGTTACTGATACCGTACTGTACACGATTGACAAGGAGCTCCTGTGCGAACATGTCATTCAAGTAGTCCAGCTCTTGACCTGCTATCTTGTCCAAGTAATCCATGGATTGATACATGAAAGCCTCAAGCCGTTTCGTGCCGTCCTCATCCAAATACGATTTACCAATACTTAATTTAATAACATCGATTACAGAGGTCATAGCGCACCTCTTTCAAGATTACTGAACAGCTTTAGTCTTAATAGCTTTTTCGCCTAAGTTAGCAATATTCAGATATACAAAGCAGTTGTTGTCGGAAGGCATACCGTTACCGTACAGATAAGTCTTGTAATAACGTTTATGCTCAACAAATTTATACTGGTCAGAGAACTCAATTGTTCCAGCGGAACCAGAGAAGCCGATGCCCATGAAATAACGCTT